CACGGGATGAGCCGGGATGGTCCTGGAAATACGCGACCACCCTTTGCCAGTCGGTCATAGGACCGTCTCAACGCCGCTCGGGCCATGCAGCGCCAGCCAATCAGCCAGATCGAGCACAACTACGGCTCGCCGCCTGTGGCCCGCTCCTGGCGCGTCTGTGACGACGAGGAGCGCCGTCTGTCCGGCGGCCACTGGTTGCCGCTTGAGCTGATCCCAGTAACGGTTGGAGAAGTAGCCCGAGCCAGACTTGACGCTGACTGCGAACGGGTCAGCCGAGACGCCTAAATCCGTGGCGCCGCCGAACTGGCCGACGCGCTTGAGGCCGAGTTGCTTGCCGACTTCGCGCTCAATGGAGTTGCCGCGCGCCCGGTTCGTCCGGCCACGTCGCACGGCGGTCTCGTCGAGCCGCTTCCAGCATCGCGTACAGATAATCCCCGGCTCGCAAGGGCTCACATAGCCGTGGTGGGCTTGCTCGACGTGCCAGAGCTGTCGATCAACTCCGTCCGGGTCCGTGGCGAAGTGAACCTTGAGCGAGGCGTGGCGGCGACAGGGACGCGGCACCGGTGCCGCCGGGTTGGCTGGCGTGAGAGGCTCGAACAGATCCGTCATGCCGTCGTCGTCTCGGCCGGAGCCCACTCGCCTTCCGTGAACAGCGGCGCGGACTGGGCTTCGGGAATCACGTCGGCCAGGAGCGCGTCCAGAAGTAGGCGCCGTTCCGAGTCGCTGAGCTCAGCCTTCACGTCGGGAAACATCTCGACGCGGACGCTGGTTGCGTACTTCGGGTCGACGTTGTGTTCAGCCAACGCCTCCACAAACTGCCGCTTGGTCAGGCCGGGCAGTTCAGCGTCGTACTTTGCCTGGGTGTAGGGGCCAACGGGAGCCGGTGGCTCCTCTTTCACCGACTCTGTTGGCGTCTCAATCTCGGCCCGCTTCTCAGCAGCGCGTTCGGCCAGGGTCGGCTTTGGCGCCGCCTCCGTGGGCAGAGCCACATCCACATCCCAGCGTTCCTCAGCCGTCGGTGCGGCCACATCGAAGGCCCGACGCAGCGCCATCACTTCACCCACCTTGACAGCCATCTCAGGCGCGAACTTAGCGTTACCGCCTTTCGTCGGATAGCGCCCGGTGTAGGTGAACGGCCGGCTCATGTCCTTGCGATAGACGGAGCATGTCGAGCGCCAATAGTCGTCGACGACGACGGGCTCGCTCGTTTCCATGCCGTCGAGTTGTCCCGAGCGGTGCGCGATATGGAGCAGGCCGTCTCGGGTGACGTAGGGTCGTCCGTCGATCATCACGAGGTGCTTGAGGAGCAGGTCAAGTTCGTACCGCTGGGCGATGTTGAGCGCGAGTTCCCGCTGCTCGGCGCTCACCCTGTCGAGGCCGACGGCCTTGAGTAGCGCTAGTTCGCGCGGGTCGGTGACTGTGGGCACGGTTGCGATTGCCACGAACTACTCCTTGTCGAGGGTGACGCGGAAGGGTCGAAAGCCCTGCCTGACCGTCGTTGCAATCCCGACGAGGCTTCGCGCCTCTGTCTCGGGGAGTTGGCGCAGCAGTCCGTCGGCGACCGACTTCCAATCGGTCTGTTCCACGGATTTCGTCTGCTTCCAGGTGACTCGGAACCCCTGACCGACGAGCACGGCCACCTCGCCCATGCGGGCCTTGACGGCCGTCTCGATCCGCTCCTCGGCGGCTTCCATGTCCTTGCGTTGCGCGCGGAGCGCCACGAGTGCGGACACTGCCTCGGTGAGTTCGGCGTCGGCCACCATCTCCGCCCCGTTGTCGGACGGGAAGTCGCGCTTGATCCGGTTCGTGTCCCGGGCGAACGGGCCACCGGCCGCCAATCGCGCGCGGAAGTCTTCGGCAATCGCCACGAGGTCGCCGAACAATTGAGCGTCGGCCGCAATCTCGAACACTTCGAGTTCGTCGTCGCCGAGGAGCACCGCCACATCGGCCTTCGGGTAGCCGGTCACGCCGAGTTGCCACGCCACCTGGGCCTCAACGTCCTGCGGCAGTCCATCGGCGAAGCGCGTCCGGCTCGACGAGCGCTTGGCCTCCACGAGCCGACGGTCGCCGACGACGCGGAAATCCGGGGAGGCACCGGCCCATTCGAGCGTCGGGTGCGTCACAAGCCCGAGATAGCGACGGACCCGACGCCCGGTTACGCGGCTGTACTCCTCGCCGATCAAGTCTTGGACAGCGCTGCCGACGCGCATTCGCAGGTTCGGCTCAACGAGCATGCCGTTCAGCTTCTCGTCGGCAACATCGGCCTCGCACTTGTATGGCGACAACCCGAGTAGGACGGGAATGTCCGTGGCGGTGACGAGTGTTCGGCGCGCGGCCAGCCAGGCGTCCGAACCCTGAGCGACGGCAACATGGGTCATGCGGGCATCGCCTCCGGGTGGCGATAGAGCACCTCGGCCTTGTGGTGGCGACAGGCGGTGTGGACCACGCCGTGCTCATCGGTCCAGGTCGTCACGCCGAACTCGATACCGCATGGCCGGTCGACGCCGCGTACCCAGATCCGGCGCTGGCAGGCGGGCCGCTTGCGCGGCGTGTCATAGGTGGTCGGGTCGCTGCTGCTGTCACACATATCTGTCGCCCCTCGTTCGATGTGGCCGCCAGCCCAGGGAGTCCGCCGATTGCTCGATCGGAGAAGTGGGTCTGGACTGGCGGCCCGCTATTGGTGAACCGGCTAGCTGCCCCCGGACAGCAGTGGCGCCGGGCTCGGCGGGGGAGCCCATCGCTGGGGCTCGGAGGGGTCTTGCGTAATGCGGTTCGCCGACCCGGCCAGCTGCGTGTGTCCACGGCAGGAGGCGGCCGACGACGATGGGGCGCCGGCACACGGCACACGAGTGGTGGAGGGTGACAGGTGTCATGCGGAGACCCGGAGGACGAAGCACGCGATATGCCGCCCGGTCCCGTTACCGGCGGAACCGTCCTCGATAGCGAGCCACTTCACGTCCCCGAGATTGCGGACCTCCGAGTAGGGGAGGCCATACATCTTGGCTCGGTCCTGGTTGACTTGACCCTCCGCGAGCAGCATGAGTACCCATTTGTCGATCGGGTAGACGAGGACCACGGTCTTGCCCTTGCGATGCTCCGCGATGGCCTTACGAACCCACGCCGTTGCGCCCTTCATGCGCCCTTCATGGAGGATCGAACCGAACGGCGGGTTGACGTAGTTCGACTGGCCCCAATCGCAGGTCAGGCCATCGAAACCGTCCGGCAGCGGGTAGGGACAGGGGTCGAAGTCGAAGTGGAACTCGGCATCCAACGCGGCGTACAACGCGGCGTAGAGGTCCGGCGGCGTGAGCCAGTAGTGCTTGCCGTCCGAGCCGTTCCCGGCGTGGAACTTGTTGTCAGGATCCCGCGCGATCACCTCCGGGAATAGCACGCTCCGCATCACGTCGCCGGTCCAGCGAGCCCGAACAGGACAACGATGCCCACCAGGCAGAGCCCGAAGACGATGGTCTGGAAGACCAGCTCAAGCGCGATCGAGCGGCGCGAGCGGGCCTGGAAGAGGCGGTTCATGGCCGCGCTACCGGGACGTCCGCGCTGCGCCCGAATACGCGATCCAGAAGCGCCCGCAAACATGCTTCACAGAGCGCCCGGTGCGCCTCGCGTGCTCGCTGGCAACCCTTGGTGGCGCAGCGGGGGGTCACCGGTCGGCGCCCGCGATATTCCATGGCGCCGCCGGGTCCAATTCCTCAGCGTCGAGCGTCGCCTCGTATTCGAGGGCGAGTGCCTCCGCGATGTCGCTCACTCGGAACGTCTGCGTGCTTTGCGGCCGATTCTCGGAATAGGCCGGCCAGCCGTCACCGCGGAGCCACGGCCAATGCTTCACGGCCTCGGCCCGGAACGCCGCCACCATCGCAGTCGCGAGACGGTCTGTATCCAGCACGCGGCTCATCGTCGTCCCAGCCCGTACACCAACACCACGCCCAGCAGCAGCCCGCAACCCAGCAACAGCAGCGGGCCGGCGCCCAAGACGGCCGTTGTGAAGCCTTCGATGGCGGCCTGGAGGTCGGCGGCGGCGCTCATGCGAGATCCGCCCGGTCGATGATGTTCCACGACTCGGCGGTGACGTGGCCGTGCCGCTTGCAGTCACCCTCAACGTCATGGACGCCATTCCGCCCCATGACCGGCGCCGCTTTGGCGAGGAACCAGCCGCACTTACAGCGCACGTCGAACAGGACGAATCGCCACGGACTCGGATCGCCGGGGAATTCCTCAGCGGACCACCCGAAACCGCTCATGCAGCGTCCCGCCTAGCCTTATATCGGCTTACTCGATCACGGATGCACGTCCGGCAGTCGCGATTACCACCGCGATGCACCTTCGGGCGGATGTAGGTGTTCTCGACCGTGAACTCGTGGCCATTGATGCAATGGGTCTTGATCGACTCGCGCTGCAAACTCCGATTCTCGTCTGCCAGGAGGAGACGCAGATGGGCGGGATTGATGCAGTCGCGCACAAAGCACGTATGGTCCACGTGATAACCGGAAGGGATCGAGCCGATGTTCCGTTCGTAGAACAGCCGGTACGCGGGCATCCCGCCGAGATAGGCGTAGCCCTTCTTGTTGATCCTCCCGGGCCAGAAGATGCAGCCGTCCATTAGGCAGCGTGTCCGCCAGGGCCGTTCAAGCCGAAGGCGTCATCGAGGATGCGGTCGGTGTAGAGTTCGACGAGGTCCGCGTAGCCTCGGACGCGAGCTCGGTCCCGGAGCTCTAGCAGATCCTCGAGGCGGGCGGCGGCACTTCGGTCATCTGGCAGTAGGACTGGCCGAGAGGGGAGAGGGGGAGGGGGCGCGATCATGCCGCTGCCTGAGATCCGTGGACAGGACAGATTGACTCGGGCCAGACCCGTTCGGAAGTGATGCTGTAGATGTAGTGCGCGGGAGTGCCAAACTCAGCGGCTAGAGCCTGTCTGCTTTCACCTTGGCGGCGGCGATCCCGAATGGCATGGATCTGTGCCCACGTATACTTGGCGTGGTGGTTGTATTCGCCGTGCTGCGGACCGTTCCGACCCTTGGTGACCATGTCGCGCTGGTTGTCAACGCGGGTGCCGGCGCGGAGATGATCGGGTCGGACACAGTGCCTGACATCGCACGAGTGCATGACATCGAGGCCAGCCGGGATCGGACCGATCGCGTCCTCATAGGCGACGCGGTGTGCGCCAACGACCCGGCCATCCCGCCACGCAGCGCCATAGCCTGTGACCGCCAAGCGAGCGCGAGCCCACAGCCAGCAGCATTCGGTCCTGTAGACCTTCGACCAGAAATCGCCACGGCGTCTGTCAGACGGCAGCGCCAGCGTTCGGCAGACTGCGTGGGGGTCAGTACGACTTAGGGTAGACGGCCGTGGTACTTCCGCCCATGCCGATAATGTAAGGTCCGTCTTAGGCCAATCTACCCGAAGTCCAGTCACGGTGTCGTCGCCTTTCCGAGCAGACGCGCGACTTCCTCCAGCCACGCGATCGGTGTCGCCCGCGTTCCATAGGCGTAGGAGTAGACGGTCGTCTGGCTCTTATGGGTCTGACGTGCGAGCCAGGGGATCCCCCGCTCGTCGCGTTTGAGATCAGCTCGCCAATCCCAGGCACGTAGATCCTCGGTCGGCAGGACTTCGGGTTGGGTCATGCCGGGACTCTATATCCATTCCGGTATCTGTGTCAATACTCTTGACACAACATGTCCGAAGTAATACGGTGCGCCGACGCAACTGGTCCGGGCGCGCGACGCAAAGGGCTGGGACGTTGATGGTGAGCGGCGGCCCCGCGTTGAAACGAGCCATCCATGTCGCTCGCGCAAAGGCCGGGATTACGAGCGACATGCAGTTGGCCCTGCGCGCGCACGTTTCCTATGACACCCTGATGAACTGGTTCGGCGGTAAGACCGTCCCGCGAGGCCACGAGCTAGAGAAAGTCGCCCTAGCACTTGGTACGTCGATCTGGGTCCTCCAAGCCGCTTACGATGGCCGCGACCCGGAACCGCCACCACTGACCGACGCTATCGCCGAACTCACCCGAGAAATTCAGGCGCTGGTGAAGGAGATGCGTGAGGATCGGGAGCGGGGAGAAGATGCAGCTTCGGCGCTCCTGAAGGCTGCTGAGGTGCTTGGATCACGCCCCACGCCTTCAGCAACCGGAGAGTCCACAATGCCCGCCGCTCCTGGCGGGACAGCGGGATGACGACATCAGGATTGACAGGTCCCGACACAATGACCCCCTCCCGTGAAGGCCCGGATACCCGAGCAGATGATGACCGGACGATAGTGCACCCGGCAACGAGTCAAGCGCAATCAAACTTTCGGACTTGACGACACGCACCGGATAAGGGAGTGGGGGAATGAAGCAACTGCTCGTGATCGCGTTTCTGGCGGCGGCGTGCAGCGGGGGAGCAACCGCGACGGCCGAACCTAACAGGACCTCGGCACCACTCGACGCGGAGGACTACGCCCGGATATATGGCGGACTGACGGGCGCCTACCGCTCGATCCTCGACGAGACGAACTGCGTCACGCTCCAGGAGGAAATGTACACAGCCACCGAGAACAAGACGGTGGGCTTCCAGGCTGCGATCAGCGATAGAGCCGCTGCGATCGGGTGCCCAGACCTGAAGTTCAATCGACCGTGACCCGGGTCGGCGGCGGCGAGGCTGTCACGACGCTCCCGGCGCGTGGCGACTACAGCCCGACGCCGCTCGTCCCGACGCTGTAGGTCACATAGCTCGCGTAGGTTCCGGGCATATAGAGCGCCTGCAGGCCGGGCACGTGGTTGCGGACCGAGACCGGTCGCATGTTCTTTCCCGACGACACGAGGGTCGAGCTGCTGAACGACGCGCCCGCATTCGCGGTCACCAGCCGACGGATCTCCCAGACACCGCCCCCGACACCCACCGAAGCCCATACGATTGTCGGGTCCGAATGATCGAGTACCACACCACCCGAGTAGTAAACCTGGCTGGCATTGAATCCGAGATCGGTGGCGATGTAGGAACCACCAGCCACGATCTCGGTCACCGTCCAAGTCGAGCCGTCCCAGTCGGCATACATATAGCGGTGATCGGTTGTCGACTCGAACTTGACGAAGACGATGACCGGGTTGCCGTCCGACTTGTACGCGATGTCCCAGATCCAGACGAGCTTAGCTCCACCGTCATAGACCGTGGTCATATCCGTCCCGGCGAACGGAATGCCGGTACCCATGTTCGTCCCGTCGCTCTTGTGCCAGGCCGCTGATTGGCGGTACAGGTGATAGATCTTGGTCGCGCCTGCGTCGGGGTGGTTCGAGCAGGCTACGTCGATCCGATCCGTCCCGTTGCTGGCGATCTTCGAATACGTCACCGAATGGAGCTGCGTCGTCGAACCCCACGTTGCGCCGCCGTTGCCGGAGGCGTTGTACCACCAGTAGGCGATGCCGGCCACGTGGCTGCGAACGAACAGCCAGATCGTCGTGCCCGAAGACGTGTAGACCGGGGACGGGTAGGTGTACTGGCTCCCCCCGAAGGACGCGTCGAGGTCGGTTTCGGAGCCAAACGCGCTGATGTCTTCGGGGTTGGTCGAGATGCGCTGATAGATCGCGGGGCCAAGATGCGCCGAGTACCACACCACGATCCGTCCATCGGACGGCCGGACATGGATGCTCGGGACATCGTGGTCGTCGATCTCCAGCGCGGCATGAAGCACGGTTTCGGCGCTCACAATCTCCGTAACGTGATCGTACGAGCGGATGCAGACGTTCCCATTGTCCCCCCGGATGTAGCCGAAGTACGTCTTGCCGTTGTAATAGACCGCCCGCGGATCGCCAAACCATGACCAGCCGCCGGCCGCGGCAGTCGTCAGGGCAAAGGCGGCCAGCGTTGTCGGGGCGGGGGAGCCGAAGTAACGCGGCACCCTATGCGCCTCGGACCCTGATGCATGCGGGGGAGGAAGCATGGTATCGCGGCGGAGCATTTCTGCCCCGCCGATCAGTGCCAGCCCCGAGCCGATCAGGAAGCGTCTGCGGTCCACGCACGGCAGGATAGGCGGTCGGGTGGTGCATCGGGGAACCTAGACGCGCGTGATCCGAAGAAAGGCCGGAAGATTGGTCCCGCTGCCGCCGGCGCCCGCGGCAAAGCTCCCGGTTCCACCCGTGACGTATGCCTTGATAATGTACTGATGTGTTGCGGCGGTTGGGGTGAGTCGGTATGCGCCGCGGAACGCAAATCGTGTTTCTGCAGCAACCGGCGTGATGAACGTCCCAATCCTGCCGAGGAGCGTCGCGCCATCATAGAGCAGGACGATGACCGCCCGTCCTGCCGCATCTGCGGGAGTCCCGATATGCGGTGAGGACACCTCGATCAGCGTGGGCACGGCCTCATACGCTTGGCTGGTGCCCGTGATGCAGGTGTGGGCGGTGCCCTCGGTGGTTGCGGTCAGGGAGACGGCCGATGTGATCTGAACGTAATCGAGTTCGCTCTGATGATGGCCGCCGGCATGAGTGTCATCGACGGTCGGTGAAGCCCACGTATTCCCGAGCTCGCCGCCGGGGGTCGCGCCGACAACGATCTCGGCTGAGAGGGAGCCGTTCGCCGTGCCCACCAGGTAGTCGGCAGTCGTCGGTGCGCCACCTGCCCCACCGGACATGAGCGTCTCGGCCCCTGCGTCGTCCTTGGAATACATGAGCCCGTCAGCCTTGGCGTAGATCTTCACCTGGTTGGCCGAGGGTGTGGCCGGCGCGGCGCCTTCCGAGAGGATGACCTTGGGGAATACGTTGTCACTTCCGGCGGGCATCAGGTTCTCCTACAGATCGGCATAGAGGTAATCGTCGCCGGCTTCCGTCCATAACGGGACGGGCGGGCTCGTGGCGCCGTCTTGCATCAGGATCCCGCCGACGAACCCAAGGGCGGTAATCGCGGCCGCGGTCACCCCGGCAATCGTGATCGTCTTGGCGGCTCCCGTTCCCGATGCCACAACGCCCGCGCCGACGAAGTCCAGCGACGTGGCCGCCGTGGCGAGCGCAGAGCCCTCATCCTTGACGGTGAGAGCCGAGCCGACAACCGAGCCGCCCCACGTCACCCCGCCGTCCAGCGTCGACAGGTCAACGACGTTCTCGGCCCCGACTGCCGTGAACAGGACGGGAGCCGAGCCGCCGGTCAACCCGGTCAACGGGTCCTGCCAGGCCACAGAAGCCGGCCATGTGACGGTGTACGAGCCCGTTCCCCCCTGACGCAGGATCACGGTGATCTGCCCCGAGACTCCGGCCGCTGGCGGGTTGGTGATCGAGATCGTGCAGTTGGCGGTCAGAGTCAGGTCGAAGATGTTGGCGAGTGAGCAATCAAGGGTGGCGGTTGCGCCCGCAGCCGCATTGGTATCGACGAACTCCTGGCCGCCCAGGACCGGGGTGACGTAGGCGATCCTGGCCACCGTCCCGGCGACGACGGTGAGGGAGCCATTGGGCACGTCGATCCGGCTGGCAGCAACCGAGGGCGTCCCATCGAGTTCCTGGACGGTGACGCTATCAACCAGTCCCGCTGGACACCACTCCGTTCCATCGAAGATCAGTGCTTCCCCAGGCGATGGTGCGGTGACACAGATCGGCGTTCCCTGGAGGCCAGAGACCGTGGGCCCAGGGAACGTCCCTCCGAGATCGCCACCCGCGGCGCCTCCCGGTGTACCACCCGACGCGGGCCGGCTCATCGGGTTGGGCTGGGTGATCTTGAAGCCGCTCACGCGAACAGGCTCCCACCAGTGATCCGGAGAGCAACGCCCGTGGGGCCGCTGGCGCCCACATCGAGATAGAAGCCGGCTGATCCGAGGTTCGTATAGAACCTGCCCGTCAGGATAGAGCCGACATTGACCGGGACTGCCGTACCGACGACTGTGAGCGCACACGCGGCCCCGCCGGCGGTAACGCACGTGTCGCTCGCGACGACCACACCATCAATGAGGATGTCAACGTGCAAGGTTTTTCCGTTGATTGCCCCGAACCCCTGGAAGTTGCCTGTGAAGTCGATCGTCCCTGATCCCTCGAAGGTGAAGCCGAGGTAACTACCGTAAGGACCGTTGGATGGCGCAACGTGCGGATCTGAGATCGTGCCGTGGCTCGGATGTAGCGGCCCGACCGTTGGGTCGCTGAGGGACCCTGTGCAATAGGGGTCGGGCGGAGATTCGTCAAGATCGCCTGAGCAGCGCCATGCGATGGGATACAGGCCAGGCAAACCGAGTGGATTCGTAGCCCCGTTATAGGCCGGGTAGTCATCGTCGGTGAAGGCCCTGTAGATGACGGCGGCGGGTTCGACGGTCTCGGGAAGTGGCGTCATCTCGAGGTCGAGCCAGTAGAGCTCCTCGTTCTCGACATCCTGGCGGATCGTTCGCTGGAGAATGCGATACCAGCGGTATTCCCCGATGTTCGAGGGGAGGTGGGTGAACCAGCCTTCGATCCGCATCCCCTCGTGGATGGCGGTGACCTTGGTGTTCGGGACCCGGACCGTGCACGAGACCCGCGATGCCTCGGTGGCATTCTCGGTGAGATAGCGGGTCAGGAGCGCGTCGAGCTTGGCCTGCTCCTTGACGAACTCCGACGGCATGACCGCATCGCGCCACGCGAACGTGTAGGCGGTGGTCGGGCTGGTCTCGTAACCGGTGATCCCGGTGCCCGTTCCATAGGCCGCCGAGATGACGCGGGAGGGATCGAGGACTTCGACCGCATCGGGCTCGATGGCAAACGTCGTCGTGTTGTCCTGCTGAGCCTCGATGTTGGTGAGGCGCAGGGTCGAGTCATAAGCGAGCGTGGTTGAACCGTCGGTGTCGTACCGGTCGAACCACAGGACCAGCTTGTTGGTGGCCTCGTTGTAGAGGATGAAGAAGTTCCACCCGGACACTTGGGCACAGTCGTTCAGCACATCGATCGGCCGGAATCCGGTGTAGTCGTTGGCCGACATCGCCACGCCGCCCGTCGTCGGGATGTAGCCGATGTCGAAGAGCGTGGTCGAGATGAAGTCGACCGTCGTCAGAAGGGCCTGGATGCGCTGGATGTGGGTCTCCGCTGGCCGAACGAAGTCCGAGGTCGGATCGTCTGCCGTGGGCGCGAAGACCCGGAATGTCAGGAACGAGTTGAGGTCAGTGAGGGTGACGTCGATCTTTCGGGCAGGACCGGTGATGAGCGAATCCTGCTGGCCTCGGTGATACCGACGATCTCCGACGTAGGCCGTGTAGAGCCGTCGGTTCCCGAGCGGACAGGCCCACTCGATGAAGGACATCTGCTTGAGTCCGACGATCCCGTCACCGAGATGGCCAACGGTTCCGTTCGGGTCGTCAAGAACGACGTTGCCTGTCCCAACCGCCCCGAGCTCCGCTTCACCGGCGAGTCCGGTGATCGAACCGAGGCGCACCGAAGTCGTGACATCCTCGCCCCAGCCCGCTCCACCCGGAGTGGTCGGACTCGAATAGACGACCTGAATCACGCCGCGCCCGCTTGCGTCGGCGTCGGGCCGTACCTTCGCTTGATGCTCTGGGCCGTGTTCACGTCGCGGGTGGACACCGCGACGTTGGCGTTGACCGTGATCGGCTTGGCGTTAATGATCTTGTCCCATGACATGCCGCGCTCGCGGTCATCGCGCAAGGTGTCTCGAACCTCACCCTCTCGCCCGAGATGACCCGCGCTAATGGCACGGGCCTTGATGGCCTTTAGCGCAGCGGCGATCCGCTCGGCGTGAGACATGGTCTTCTTGACCGAGGAGACCGCATCCGTTGCTGACGCCCCGCTCCCAAAGCCGCCTGGCCAGTTGGTGACGTAGACCTTGGTCGATTGGGCGGTAATACGCCTAGGGTTCTTGATGATGGCGACGGCTTCGGTTCCGGCCTCTCCCGCAACCCCGATCTCGGATGGCCCGGTGGTCAGGCCGAGGAAGCCGGCGGCGTGGGTTGTGAAGCCGGTGTACGGGTTGACGGTAGGCGTCCTGCGAGCCAGCGGCGTGGGTTGTGAAGTCGGCTTCCACCTGCTCCCGGCATCGCCAACGTTGAACCCGGTGAAGGCGTTGATCTTGATGGCATTGACCGCTGCTGTCGTTCGATCAATGGCAACTTCCAGCGAATGGATCTTGGGCTCCAGCCTGGCGGCGAGATCCCTCGGCATCTGCGCTTGAAGCCGCCGCAGCAGTCCGAGGTTGTAGACCGCCGACTTGAGATCGGGATTGCGGTCGTTGCGCAGATGGTTTCCAACGGCCAAGGCGATCGCCTGACCCGTGACGAGAGCATCTACGCCCAGCGGCTTCTTCTCGTGAAGCATGGATATCAGGGCTTCACGCGAGGTCGCGAACCCGCCCGCTTCCCGCACTGTCTGCGCCTTCTTGAACACGCCCGAATGGACGATGCCACGTTCAGTGCCAAGAGCAACTGCATCGGCCATCGTGCCCGCCGTCAGGCCACGCTCACCCCGGCGTTGCTCGGCAAGAGCCGTGAGCGCCACCTTGTGCAGGTCGCTCCGCTGCTGGCGGGCTTCGGGCGACATGTCGATGACATGGACGGGCGACACGAACGCTGCCGCTGAACCTCGGTACTGCTGGGCGCGCAGCCCGCCTTCTCGGAGTCGTTCCTCACGGCTCGTCTTGGATAGGAGGTCCTGCGTCGAGAGGATCGTCACGACTGCGGCTGCCGCTATAGCCGCTACCGCTGTCCCCGTTCCGATGCCCGCTGCCGCTGCGCCGGCTCCAAGGATCCCCTTACCCAACCCGCCGGAAACATCGGCCACGAACAACGGATTGGCCGGCGTCGCCCCGCGAGCGATGAACTGCTGCATCGCGCCGCCGATGACCGCCTTCGTCAGGTCGGCCATGATGTTCTGGACCGCCCCGCCGGTGAGCTTGTTCAATCCCCAACCCGTGACCACGGCGGTCTGGAGCCACTGCGGGGCGGCGAGGAATGCTTGGATCAATCCCCGCCCGAAGAAGGCCGCGGTCTTGAGCGAATCCCCGATCTGCTTGAAATCGAGCTTGGCGATCCACTTCGCCACGTTCTCGAACGCCGAGGCGAGGTCGGCCCCGAACCGCTTGATCCCCTCCTGGTTGTTGTTGATGAAGTCGTTGAACTTCTCGATCAGGGGGATGAGCTTGGGTATCAATGCCGAGCCGATGGTGATTCCGGCGTCCTTGACCAGCGCCTTGAACCGGGCGAGCTGGAAGTTCAGCCCCTGCTGGCGTTCGGCCATCTGCGCCGCGGCCGTGCCCTCGGCATCGGCCATCGCCGCCAGATCGGCGTTGTATGCCTTGAGGTTCGGGCCGGTGGTCTGGAGGATGTAGAGCAGCGCCTCCTTGCGGCCGACGAGCTTGACCAGCTCGATACCCGCCTTGTCGGCGTCATTCCGCATCTGTTCGAGCGCGACATTGAGCCCCTGCGATCCGGCGATGGCCGAGTAGTTCTTGCCGGTCTGCTTCTGGAGCTTCTCCAGGTCCGGGGTCTTCTTGAGCAGCGCCGTCAAGGCCGACGCCATCTGGGTCGAGGCTTCACCGGCCGGGGTTCCAGCCGCGGTCAGACGGGCGTAGCCAGCGGCCAGCTCCTTGTTCTCGATGCCCAGGGATCGGGCGAGCGGAGCGACCTGGGCATAACTGGCAGCCAGTTCCGCCGCGGTGACCTTGCCACGCTCGATCGACTTGGCGAATTCGTCGGCGTACTGGGCAGCCTTGGAGGCATCCCCGCCGTACACGTTGATGGCCGTTGTAAGAAGGTCGACCGTCTCAGCCGTGGAAGCCAGGCCGCCGATGGCGAGCTTGTTGGCCTGGTTGAGGACGTTGGAGGCGTCTGCGGCCTTGATCCCTGCCGACAGGAGATCGTAGTAGCCCTGGGTCAGCTCTTCGAGGGGGGTTCCGGTCCTGCGCGCCACTTCGCGGATGGCATCGCCGATCTTGTTGAGGCCTTCGGGGGTCTCCCGAGCGATGGTGTTGATCGTGCGCAGCTGGGCCTCGAAATCGCCGGCCCATTTGACTGCGGCGATCCCGCCGCCGATGGCAAGAGCCCCTCCTGCAATCGCCAGACGTTCGAGATTCGCAGCGGCGGTCGACACCCCCTTGCCGAGATTGGAGACCGCCCGGCCCATGTTCCTCTGGAACCCGCCGATGTGCCCCGCGACGGCCGAGAACGCAGTTCCAGTCTTACCAACGGTCGTATTGAGCTTGCGGAGGCTCGCTTCGTCGCGGGTAATGTTCGACTGGAACTGCTGGTCCTTGAGCTTGAGCTCGACGGCGAGTTGGGCGGTGTCCCCGATCACGAGGCAACCACCCTCAACGCATCAGCGACCGAATCCTCGTTGGCTTTCGCCTCGTAGGCGTCGCGGCGCATGACGGCACCGAGCCGCTTCTCCTCGGCAAGACGGATGCTCAAGCGGGCCTCGATCCAGGTCAGGGGACCGGGACCACGGACTGCATCCCAGCCGTGCCGTTCGGCGAGGATCGCTTGGATGACTTCGGGGGTTTCGAGCCACCATCGGTCTTCGGTGATGTCGATAGTTCCGTCGGCGTATCCGCTGATAGCCGCTTCCGTCGTTCCTCTAAAGGGCGGAACAGGTCCCCCGAATAGAGCTTCTCGATCTGCTCCGCGATGTCCGCCCCGCCCTCGGCCCAGGGCAGCAGGCGTTCGATCGCTTCGGGAGTGATCTCCTCGGTTCCCACGATTCCGTCTGTCTTTGACTGGAACCGCGAGCCGTCCCAGGCCACGATGCAGCCCGAAGGTGTGGGAGCGAAGAGGGATCCGGTGATGGCAGCCTGCATCGGCCCGATCCCTTCGGGAGCCGAGTTGATGACCGCCATCGCGGCGGCTCCCATCGGGACGGTGAGCTTGGGAGCGAGGTAGACGGTCCCTTTCGGGACCGCCACCTTCACGAGGCCGCTCATGCCGCGAGGACTGTGGACTGGGTGTTGACGACCAGGAACTGGAACGGGTAGTTGAGGCCGGCCGAGTTGAACCGGTTTCGGCACACGAGCTGGAAGCCCGTGTTGGTATTGATCTCGGTGTTGGTCCGAGTGAACCAGAAGCCCGAGAAACGAAGGCGGGACTGGTAGGGGATGCCCGCCTGGGCCAGCTCCGTGGAGACCGTGTTGATCTCGACGAACCGCTCCTGGGCATTGGCGTTGAGCCATTTGGCCGTCTCGGCGATGGCCGCCGTTGCCTTGGCGAAAGTGAAGGTGACTTCGAGCATCCGCTCGCCGCGCCCGTAGTTGGTGACATCGAAGCGGGTGTTGGAGCCGTTGATGAACCGCTTGACGTCGAGGTTGTTGTTGACGTTGACCGCCGTGTCATAGATCTGGTTGATGAACGGGCTGACCCCAATCGTGCCCGACGAGTCGTTGATCGAGACCGTGGTGTCCGCGGCGTAGACGGGCACCGGGGCAGGATCGGTGGACAAACCTGCCGTCGGGGTTGCGGGATACGTCACCAGTGACGCGAAACGCCAGTTGGCCGACAGGTCGACCGGCCCCAGGGACTGGGGATAGGTCAGCGAGAAATCGTTGATGACCCCGCCAGTGAAGGCGAAGGCGTCTGCGGTGGCGTCGTCGAACCACTCGCCGGTCGCAGTGTCGAAGATGTCCTGGGTGGTATCCGCCGGGGCGAAAGTCCAGGTCTTGGCCGTACCGCCGCCGGTCGGGGTGGTGGCACCGGGGCCCACTCCATACAGGAGCAATGCCGGGATGTCGTTGAAGAAGAGCTGGCCCGTCGCGGGGCCGGTGATATCTAGGGCAGCGCGATATGGCGGCAACGCCTGGGAAAGCGTGCCGGTATCGGCTGTGGTATTCGTCCAGTTCGGGTTGACGTCGGGGACGAAGGACCACGGCATCCGCCGTGTCGCTGCGACCTGTGTCTTGAAGGTCGACTCCGGTCCCAACTGGAACTTGCGGAGCCGGGTAACGCCGGGAATCGGGGTGAGGGCCATACAGGATCTCCCTGCGAGTAAGGGGAACTGTCACCGGCCTTCACTCGCACTCGGGCCGGGCAGGGTTGGTTACGGCTGGCCGTCGGTCATGTACGGCCCTCAGCGATGGTGGACACGATGCCGATGACGTTGGCGAGATAGGGCACGCCCAACTCCGGCAAGTCCGTGTCCTGGGCGACGTTCTGGGCGGTGATCGAGATCGCGTTGGTGGCGTGGTAGGCGAGGGTGAAGGCGTCCCGGAGGCCGTCCATGATCGCGTCCATCTGTCGCTCGGCCAGCTGGTTGTCCGAGACCTGGACCAGGACCACGACGGGAGTCGTCAGGGTCGTCTGGCGGATGTCGTGCATGAACACGACCGATTCGTAGCGGGCGTCGACGTACGCTCCGGGCATCGTGAACGTCGAGCCTGACCTGGGCTTGGCCGTGTCTACCTGGACCAGCAGCGTCGGATTAGCTGCCTTGAACGCAAGCAGGACTGTCTCGACACCAGCCACCGTCTGCTGGCGAAACGAGGAAGCCAGCATCCAGGTGACCGTTCCGTCCACGACGGTCCACGGATGCACGGTCGGCCAAGTGGGTTGAGCCGCCCCCGATGTCCCTCCGGTGGATGCCTGGAAGATCAGCCCGTCATCGGTGACCTTCGAGACACGGGCACCAAGGGCATACACGGTCAGGGCGGTCCAGGCGGGAACGACGTTCGCCATCAGGCAGCCCTGTTCCAGTCGTCAACGATGGATTCGACGATGCCGGCCTTTTCGAGCGCCTTGCGCGCGCCTGGGAGCATGAACGGGAAGGCCCGCGAGCCCGGATGGTGGACGATCCGGGCGAAGAACTCGGCCCTGGCCCCCTTGCGCAGTGCTCCGCTCAACCGGCGCGCCCCGCCCCATGCCAGGACCTTGGCGACTCGCGGACGGATGATGTGCGGCTTGGTTCCGCGTTCGAGCCAGATCGCCGCACCTGCGGCTTGCGTCGTCACGCTCGTGGCCGAGAGGCTCGAGTAGCCGATCGAGTTCTGAGTGATCCCGGTCTTTTTGTTCGGCTGGGTCAGGATCCGCTGCTCCCGATTCGCGGCGACGGCCAGCAGCTTCATCCGATCCGTGCTCGCGCGCGGACTGCGGATCGCCTCGAAGCGGGCCATCACCTGGCGGAACCCTTCGAGCTCAGCCATGCGCCACCAACTCGCGCATGCAGGCAATGAACGCCGCGCCTCGACAGCGGTTGCACAGGGAGACGATCTTGCCGATGAGCGGAAGGGGCACAGGGAACCCCCGTCGCCTCCGACAATGAATGCACATCAGCCGATGCTCACGACTTGCTGCCCGGCGGTGAAGCTCTTGACGAACTGCTGGACCTCCGGCGGCATCTGGGAATAGGACACGATCCCACCGGCTGGGGTGATGACCGAATCCGCGAGGATGGCCGCTGGGCGCATTCCGTACCACGCTGCGAGGACCTCGACCGCATGGGTCACGTTCCCCGGCTCGAAGAGCGGCTCCCATGCCCAGTCCCCGACGATCACGGTGTCCTGCGAGGTCGAGGTGAAGAAGTAGCCCGAGGCGTAGTTGCGCGGATCGAAGGGTGAATCGGCCCCGGTGTCGAACCAGTTGGACGTCGCCCCTCCGAGTGACAGCCACCACGGACCCCGAGGATCGACGTTGAACGGCCGGAACTGGATTCCCGTGTACACCCCGGTCTGCTGGATGTCCGGCAGGAGCATGTAGCCGGAGCCCCCTCCTCCTGGGGTCCCGGCTGTCTGGGTGGCGCCCTGCCAGACCACCGAAGTGGCCGTGCGCAGGTTCGGGAGCGGAAGGAGCGGCCGCCCATTGGATGTCACGGCATACGTCGCGCCGGGTCGATTGACCAGGTACCGCGACGTGGCGAGTTCCAGTGACGCGATGGCGTCGAGGATGTAGTTGCCGAGGATTGTGTCGGTGTACTGCCCGGTCGAGGAGTCCCAGTTCATCTGTGAACGAAGGGTCGCCGGAGTGATGATCGAGTATGGCGCCCAAGTGTTCGCCACCCCGTCGGCAACGGCCGGCCAACGCCCCGACCACGTAGGCTCCGTGCCTCCAGACGTCCCTCCGACGATCGAGATGTATGAGTGGCCGTTGGCGACGGTCGGGTTGACGATGTTCCCTGCCACGTAGACGTGGGTGGCCTGCCAAGCTGCGACGGTCATGCGGCGACGGCCTCCCTGACTCCAACGATCTCCGACAGCTGCGCGGCAGCCTGGCCCCAGGTGAACGATGAGCGGATGTGCTCTGGACCCTGCCCAGCGTACTTCCAGCGAGCGGGCTTGTTACGGATGAGGTCGTTGACCGCGATGCCGAAGGCTTCCTCGTCGGCCACCGCCCACCAGTGGGCGTAGATGTTCTCCACGAACCGGCCCGGCCGCACGACGACCCCGGCCGGGCCGATGACCTCCGGCACGGCAGAGAAGTCGAGACCGACCGCAGGGACGCCGCAGGCGATGGCCTCGGCGATGGTCAGACCGAACCCCTCACATGAGTTACTGACGTAGATGTCGGCCGCGTTGTACAGCGTGGCCAGGGCGTAGCGAGGGAGACCGCCGTACTTGTCGTGGAAGTCGGGAACGGCGATCTTGCCCGAGATCTCCGGAGGGAAGTGCGAGCGGAACTCGTCGAGGTTGCCGCCCTCCCCGATCCGTCGGGCATGGACGATCAGCATGAGATCCCGGTGGGCAGCGAGAACGGGAGCCAGCGAACGGAACAGCGCCCCGTATGACTTGCGCGGCATGTTGGCATCCGTCCGAAGAAGGACCGTCGTCTTGCGATCGATCCCGAACGCCGCCTTGGCATCACTCCGCGAGGTGATGATCTTCTCCTCCCCCGGCCAGGTGATCGGGTGACTGGGCGTGGCCGGATAGAAGTCGTCGGTGTTGACCCCGTGGTAGACCACCGGGATGTCCGAAGTGAGCATCAGCCGCCCGATCTCTGCCGCGCCCGCCTTGCTCATGGCAATCGGCTTGATCCGCTGCCAGATCGTCCGCCACGAGGGAGGCAGTCCGATTCCCTCGATCGGCACGTAGTGATAGGCGGGAAGCCCTGGAGGGAGGACGCCCAGCAGTTCTGAGCGAATGATCGCAGCGGGGTCGCCGAGCACGATCACGCAATCGGGTGCCCAGCCGTCGTCATATCCCTCAGCGGTGAACAGCTTCGCGAAAGCGAGGCGCATCCGCTCGCCGGCGCTGATCGTTTCGTCCCAGGTCAACCATTGTCCGGCGCGCTCGAGACTGACGATTCGCCCCTCAGCCCACTCCGGCACGATAGATGGCAGGGTGTCGCGGAAGGCAAACACCCGCACGTCCTCGCCCCGGTCCACGAGGGCGTGGCACAGATCCTGCGTGACGGTGCCAAAGCCAGTCCCGCCGAGATCCCCGAGCCACAGGATGCGGGTCACGCTAGCACCCTCACGCCAAGGAACTCCGCGATCCTGTCAGCCTCCGCGTCGTAATCCACCTCACGCTCGAACCGTGCCCTGATCCGCTCGCACATCTGGATGTGCTCGAGCGGATCGATCTCGGTGACGATATGCAGCGCCTCCGTTACTGAGTGCTTGTCGAGGTCAATGCACGTCTCGCCGTCCACCCAGAACGGCTCGGCCATCTTGCCCCGGTAGTGGGAGGCGTGGCCGATCAGCGGCCTGCCTACCGCTGCCCATGAATGGATGACGTGGCCGAAACCGTCGCCCTGCGCCTTGTCGTGCCAGCCCCAGCCAACTGAGCCCATCGCTTGGATCATCTTGGAGTAGGGCTTGACGATGCCGTCCGGCCCGTTGATGCCAAAGACGAGCACGGACATGTGCTCCTTGGCTGCTTCTAGGTAATCCCAGCACGAGCCCATCTGCGGCATGCAGTTGACGAATGAGGCTGCGCCCCACGGACTCTCCGGTGGTACGTACTCGATCCGGTCGATCTCCTGGTGGTATCTGATCCCCCGTCCCTCGATCGGCATCTCGGATGACACGAGAGCCAATGGGTCCAGACTCCAGTTCACGAACTGCCCGGTGTTGCCGACCCCGATGACGTACTGCGCCACCACTTCGCGGGCAAAGCGGGAGAACCCTGGTTCGTTGTCGGGGACCGTGGCGATCACGTAGTCCCAGTCCATGCGCAATGCCTCGTCGAGGGTCACGCCGATGATCGGCCAGTCGGGGAACTCTCCGTCGATCAGCGGGCCGAGCCCGTCTACGCCGGGATGGCCCATGAGGAACTGCTGCGCCAGCCGGTCGTCGTTGTAGGTCGAGCGCCCGAAGCTCCAGTACCAGCGATCCCACCAGTCCATGCCGACCGGGGTGTAGAGCGTCCAGCCGAACCGACGCGCCATGAGCTGCCAGCTATGGAACAGCCCCGAGTGGTGACGGTCGACGAGGACGTTAGGCATGAACGGGCACCTTCACACCGAGGTACTGAGCCCACTGGGCGCCGATAGTCTCCTTGCCGAAGAGTTCGATGGCGCGCTCGCGAATGTCTTCACTGATCATCTGCGCGAAGTGGAGGTCATCAAGCCATTCGCCCATTCTCGCGCGCGTGCGCGATGGATCATCACTGGCGTCCATGGCGATCTCGTGTCCCTCGAACAGGTCAGGTCCGTAAGGGAAGATGCTCATCCATTTCGGCCCGATCGAGTAGACGGGGATGCCCGTCATCATCGCTTCAATGAGACCGAGGGTGTAGCTGGCCGGCTGAGTGCCGGTGTAGAGATAGGCGCGATGGTCCCGGAGGGCCTGCTTCATGGCCGCGTGGGTCATCTCGCCCGGTCCGCCGATGGCCTCTGAGCCCGGCCCCATCGGTATCGCGTTGAGCCCTTCGGTGGCCTGCCGCCAGAAGCCGTAGTTGGTATACGGGTCACGCTGCGCGAGGTGTTGCGTGATGTTGATGACCGCCGGGATGTGGCCGGTCCACCCGGTCCACTCATCGGGGTCTTTGTAGAACCGGATCAGGGCGTCCTCACCCGCGTACGACGGGATGTTCCGTTCCTTGGGCGAATAGCGGACGATCTCCAGCCCGTCGGCCCGGAACGGCGCGGCGCGCTTCTCATTGGCCTCGACCGACTGCCCTACGGTGCGCCAGATGACCCGCCGGCCAGCGTTACCCCGCTTCCAGTCACGGATACGGTCCCACTGCCCGAAGAGTCGTTCGAGATAGTGGTGGTAGATGAGTACCCCGTCATCGCCGAGCCAGTCCAGGACCGCATCGGGAGTCCAGCTCTGGGCGGCGCCGAGGTTGTCGGTCGTACCCAGGGCATCGATAGCCGCCTTGATCTCCGGGACGAACGGCGCATCAGGAACTGGCGGACGCTTCGGATCATGGGGGAACCTCGGGTCGATGTAGCCGCCAATGTCGACCGCCTCGATGCCGAGGTCGGTGTAGAGCCTGAGCTGATCGTAGGACTCGATCGAGTGAGACAGGCACTGGACGACGCGGGTCATGCTGGCACCGCCGCGCGTTCGTTCCAAGTGACCCACGGATCGAAGCGTTCACCCCACGCTCGGACTGACCTATTCACCATCTCGGCACGTTGCATGAACTCGATCAGTACGCGCCCGCGCTCCTCCCAACCGGGGCTACCGAAGTCGGCCTCTTTCCACGTTCTCGTCCACCACGCGACCCGCCGTGTCCACAGTCCACCGCCCGGACCGCAGTCAGGGATCTGGTCGATCGGCGTGCCGTCCAGCACGTAGTTGATGGTGGACAGGTTGGTGACGTGGAACCACGGTGGATCGAGGGCGACCCAATCCTCCGTGGCCTGCGCGTCATATACCCGGACGTTGTGGACGAGTTCGGTTCGGAGGCCCTTGGCGCGCAACTGGAACGTCGTTCCGAAGAAGGTATCGAGGTGGAGGTATTCCGCGGCGATCCCGACGAACGCGCACGCCTCTGGTGTCACTGAACCCCAACCGGCGATGTGTCCGCCTCTCGGCCAGCCGCGGTCCCCGAATACCCTGTCCGTCGCTAGGGGTTCCTCCCGCCGAATGAACAGGAAGGCTGGCCACAGGCCATGCCGGAGCTCGGCGAGGTCGCCTGGGGTATACGGCCCCCACTCCTGGCGAGGCGACGTGGCGTAGTCCTCGTGGCGCGGGCTACCGACGATATCGGTCTGCCCTGTCTTGATCTTGACGAACGCCTGACCCACGGCTTCGGGGTGGCGGACGTAAGCGTCGTCCTCGCACATGACGATGTACTCGGCGCTGATGTTCTGGAGCAGCCACAGCATCGCCCCGTCGTGGCCGATGGACTGCGGAAAGATCATCGCCCGCCCGCCCGCCCGCTCCACGATGCGCTGGTCGTAATCGAGTACCTCGGGCGTCTGGTTGCCGTTGATGCAGACCACCAGCTCGTCCACCTGATCGCGCCACGTCTCGTAGTTGCGCAGCCAGTAGCTGAGCATGAACGGGTCGCCGGGGGTGGGGAGGAGGGCGGATCTCATGGCGAGTGCCATCCGGGGAGGTTGGACTGCGGGGGATGGTTGTCCGGTGCATGTCCGTGCCGCTCGCAGGTTGACGGCTCCCGGAAACCAAGCCGGCGAGGTTCGCGCACGACCAACGCCTCACCGCGCGGGCCATACAAGACCGTCCGGCGCGTCTGCGCGTTGTCGAGCACGTCAATCGGCGCGCGGGTGTCCCAGGTCGTCATGCCGTCTCCAGCGTGGCAAGGCCATAGAGGTAGCCGTCCTCCGGTAATCCGTCCAGCAGCGCCCAAGTCGAGACCCCACCTCGGACCCCGAACTCGACGATGGTCAGGCATTCGCGGGCGTAGCTGGTCAGGGTCCGGTAATGGGGGAACATGTCCACTTGATCATAGGCCCACCGTTCGAGGTCGATAGCTTCGAGCGCGGTCACCGCCGGACCCCCGTGAGTTGCGGGCCGCCCTTGGGCATGTCGGGATCGTCGCGCGCATCGATGATTCGGCACCTGGCCATGTCCATGAGCAGGGGCCACGTGTCGGGCAGGAAGCGCCAGTAATCGGGTGGGTTGTGCGGGTCACAGCCAGTCGAGACGGTGGTCAGGATGAAGTGCCCACCGGGTCGCAGAACCCGGCCGACCTCGGGCAGCGTCAGCCAGAAGGCCGGGTCATGCTCGAGCATCGAAGTGGATACCACGACATCGAAGCTGGCGTCGGGGAACGTCAGTGCACTGGCGCTCATCACAAGGTCGACGCCTTCTCCGGTCGCGTGGTCGATGCCGATGTACTCGCCCATGAACAGGCCCCGCACGGAGCCGTTGATGTCCGTACTGCCGAGTTCCAGGGTGCGCAGCGAAGCGAGACCGTAGGTCGATATGGCCTGCCCGACGTACTCCATGACCGAGGCGTGCATCTGTCTCCTGTAGGTGCCCCCCGGTCGGCCGGTGAGAACCGACCGGGGGTATGGGGGTTTAGGCCAACGTCACGGAATGACGCCGGTGATGAGTTGTGCCGCGCCGGTGAAGATCGCCGACTTGGCGTTGAAGCCGATCTCCTCCTCGCCACGGAAGCCGATGAGGTTCTTGTCCCATCGTTCTCCGGCGACATCGGAGGTATCGACCCGGAACTCCATCCCGCGATAGAGCTTGAACTCCGGCCAGTCGGCCGCGATGGCGCGCTTGGTCGTTCCGGTGTTGGTGTCGAAGTTGGCGTCGTACAGGATCGGCACGCCCCTCCAGCGGAGAGCCGTGTCGGCCCCGATCGTGAACCCGGCACCGAGGAGGTCGCTCATCCAGAACCCGGCGTTGTCCGAGCCCTGCGAGTACAGCGACCAGAAGGTGACGGCATCGGTCACGACGGCCGTAGGTCGGCGGGAACGTGTCGCCATCGCCCCGAAGGCCGTGGCGAACTGGGCGGCAGCAGAACCCGCCACGGTGCCGGCAGCCGGAGCGCCGGTCGTGGTGAACGCCCCACCCATACCGGCCGCGGTCAGGGCGGTGTAGACACCGGTCGTGGGATCGCCCGAGCCCAGCGAGCCGGTCCCCGCACCCGCGAGGACGTAGAAGTTCTCGCCAAGGATCGCAGCCTTGCCGAGTTCATCCATGACATCGCGTTCGGCGGCGCCCGATGAGAACCGGGCGTACTGCTTGCCGATGTCGTAGATCCGGGCGATGGTGCCCAGGAGCGCGGTGTACGAGCCGTAGGCTTCGTCCACGTTCTCCTTGGTCGTGCCCCAGTCCTGGAAGGTCATCCGCGCCGGTGCTCCGGTGCGGTAGGGGATGTCGACACCCCGGACGTTGACGCCCGAGCGCACCGTCACGAGGTTCTGATACAGAGCCTCCTGGACGTTGGGCTTGATGAGCGTGTCGACCAGATTGTTCGGCAGGACGTACCCGCCGGTCGCTCCGGTCGCACCCAGGGTGGCCTTGGACGCTTCAGGGACGCCGGCCCACTCGGTCAGTTCGGAGAGCTTCGCCTTGCCCTGATTGACCATTGCGAAGTCGGCGGCCTTCATGCCCCACATGACATCCACCAGGCCACCGAGCAGTTCGCCTGCCTGGTAATCGGTGAAGATCGCCTTGAGAGCGTCGTGGGGCGGCAGGGCGGCCTGGCGGATCATCCGGCCTTCGGTCGGAGCACCGCTGCCCTGGCCGATGGCTGCCAGCAGACTCGGTGTCCGCGTGTTCAGCAGTGCCGCCTTGACCGCCTCGTCGATCTCGGCCTTGCGATCGGCCTTCTCCTTGGCGATCTCGGCGTCCGTGCGCTCACGGGCGACCGCGGTCGCCTTCTGGGCGAGTTCGGTTCGCCCGTCTTCCGCAGCGGCCACTCGGCCACCGTCGGATGCCTTGGATTCCTCGATCACCTTCGTCAACTGGCCGATGCCAGCCAGAAGTTGATCGAGCTTCTCTTCTGTGCTCATGGTTTCCCTCTGATGAAGTCGGATAGGTTGGGGAGCACGCTTCCCAGGGCATCGAGGGCCGCTTCGAGCTTCGCCTCGTCTGCCTCCGTCTTCACCGCTTCGTCACCGGTCTGGACGGAAGCGTCAACCGCCGTCCCAGACGAGCTCAGAAGAAGCTCCGTCGTGGTTGCGTCGAGTCCGACCAGGAACGCCTTGAGCGCCTCGGCCGGGATCTCGTCGATGGATGAGCCGAGGACTGCCTTGAGGGCAGGGACCACGGCGTAGGTGTTCTGGGGAGAGGTGGAGATGGTGTGGCGGGTGACTGGCCAGACGGTGATGTGCCCGTCTTCCTCCGGTGGCCACAGCAGGCGCGCCCCCTTGACCGCCTGGGTGGAGCCGAAGAGCGGCACGCCCTTGCGCTCGAGCAGCCCGATCAGCCGTCGCCGTTTCTCGCCGGCATTGGCCCACCAATCCGCCCAGTAGCCGTCGGCTTCGGGGTCTTCGTCGAACTGGAGATGACCGATGATGGCGCCCTTCATCGAGTGCAGCTTGGGGTCGGGCGGCACGCCGAAATCGTCGTGATGCCAGTCCACCACTCGCTCTCGGGTAGCCCGCAGCGAGGGAAACGGACCGTAGATGTCGGTCGCCTCATCCATGTACTCGCCATCGAGATCGAGACCGGCCTTGCCCCCTGGCAGCGGACCACCGAAGGGCAGCATGAGGATGCGCCGAGGGATCCTGCCCGACAGCCAGCGGTCGAGCTGGCTCGTGTCCATCGGCTCGGCCTTCATGTCGCCGGTCGCCTTGGTCGAGTCACCGATGCCCATCCGCTTTGCCGCAGCTTCCACCCTGGCGCGGGCCTTCTCGCCGAACTCGGACTGCGACAGACGGGCAAGGGCATTGCGGACGTGCGCCTTGTCGTGGATCGGGAAATGGCGAAGTGAGCGGGGTTCGGTCTTGCCGTCGACTTCCTTGCCTCCGGATTCGATGTAGGCGAAGTCGCTATCGGGAAGGTCGTTGATCGCCGCGGCTGTCAGCTCAGCCATTGAACGCCTCGCGTAGCTCGGTGTAGTTGATGACCGGGATCCAGTCGAGGGTCCCGTTGGGGTGGTCGGAGATGTCGAAGGCTTCGTCGGCCGGGAAGATCCGTCCGTCCCTCGCGGCGCACTCCTCATCCTTGTCTCCATCGACCGCCTGGACTTCCTTGATCCCGGCGTCCTGGTAGCTGGAGATGGCGGCCGTGTTGTAGGCGTCCATCAGCTCGGTCCGGGCGATGAGCTCGGAGCGGTAGGAATCGAAGGTCGCAGCCTCGGACACGGCGTCTGCTGCTTCGTTCGCCGTATGACCGGCCTCGATGGATGTGAGGATCGCCCGCTGGACGGCATCCCGTGTCGTTTCGTTGATCTCCGTGACCCGAGCCGCTCCCCGTTCCAAAACCCGCTCGACCGCGCTCATCGGCTCGGCCTTCTGCGCCGGAAGTGTCTCCCCGATATGGGTCGAGACGGTCTGGGCCATCCCCTCCAGCGAACCCCGCAGAGCGGCGGCCATCTCCCTATCCCATTTGTCCTGGTTCCACCAGACCGACTGGTCCTTGGGGTTGCGCTCGATGGCCGCTGAGTGCTTGCGGATGCGCTCCGCGATCTCGGCCTTCTGCCGATCGAGCACGTTGGCTACGCGCTTGCGGATCTGCGGAGTCATGGTCCGGTCGAGGTTGGCCCGGAGCTTGGTCAGGCTGGCCCGCAAGGGATCCATCCGCGCCTTGCCCTCGAAGAGCGCGTTGAGTCGGGAATCTCGGGTCCGGTTCCGGCGAAGCGTGGCAGTGACAGCGGCCTCACTCGCCGTCCTCCCGAACTTGCGCTTGGCGCGTGAGTGGATACCTTGCCGCTGCTTGCGTTCGAGGTTGCGCTTGTATGTCGCGTCAATCGCCGCCTGGCTGGGCTCCTTGCCGTACTTGGCGATGGCCCGCTTGCGGATGGATTCCTTCTCAGCCGAGACATCCTTGCTCGTCGCGGTCGACTGGTACGCCGGGTTGAGTCGGCCGAAAATGAACTTGGGAGCCTTGGCCTTCCCCTCGAAGTCCTCGCCCCAGTCATCCTCTTCGTCGTAGAGGGCGATCTCCTCGTCGATCTCATCCTGGTCAAGATCGAGCGCGGCCTTCTGCTCCTCGTTATCGGAGGTCTCACCAGCGGCCAAGGACTGAGGCGTACCTGAACCCAGCAGGGCGGGCTCGGGCGGCATGGCCGTGAGCACCGTTCCTGCCTCCTCATCTGGGGCCGAAGCGTAGGGGACCATCGTCGCCGGGAGCAGGATCTCGTTGTCGAGGAGCGGATCGCCCAGCGGCGGGAGGTTGATGATGGCCCGTCGTTCGGCGTTGCGGAGTGGGGTGTTGAGCGACTTCCCCAGGAGGTCGTATCTCGGGGAATCGTCGTCGAACTCGGGTTCTTCCACCTCGAACTCGATGATCGCCCCGCGCCGTGCCCAGAGATCCAGCATCTGGTACTGGATGCCTTCCTTGAACACAAGGAGGCGGGAATGGACCGGTCCCTGCCAGAGGTTCGCCTCATCCTGCTTGGCGGCCTCCCCGGAGTTCAGGCCGGTGGGCGCCTGGCCGCCGATCATCCGGAAGGGCACGCCCCACAGCGCCAGCAGATCGTCTCGCGTGGCGTTCATCATGTCCTTCAACATGAGCTCGTGGGGGGTCAGGGTCGTCGGGGTGAACTTGACCGGAGCGCGCACGAGCTGGAGCCGCTTGGCCGCGTCCTGCTGCTCGACGACCGTTCGCCAATCGCGCTCCATCTGGAGCATCGTCTCGGGCTCGATCAGTCCCTGCTCTGGGGACATGATCCCGGACAGTCGACCGCCAGCCGAGATGACCATGCCCAGATGCTGGTCGAGCCCCTGAGTGTTGCGCAGCTTGAGCAGGGCCGACTCGACCAGCCCAACCCCGAAGTGGCCCCGGTAGTCGCGTTCCAGGGCGAAGTGGATCAGCTCATCCGTTCGCACAGCGATGCCGGGGTTGGTCTGGGTCTTGTCGATCCACCAGCCAATGAGGTTACCGGCCTGGTCCTCCTGTGCCGTGAACCGCCACGGAGCGATGGGCTGGAGAATGGCCGGGGTGCCGGCGAACGCTTCCCGGCGGTCCATGAGCACGAACGCGCTACCGCACGGCCCCATCGTCCGAGAGACCAGCGACCACAAGGAAGTCCGCGTATACGGCGCGCCCAGGGACGGGTCCCGTTGCGGGAACTCCATGAGGTCCAGCGCCGCCTTGGCGTCCGCGTTCTCCGTCGCCTGGGTGATCTCCTCGTCGTTCTCGTCCTCGAGATGCCAGTCCACCCCGGCGAAGCGGGAGGCGATCACGTCCTCCGCTGCGCGGATCCACGGCACCTCTTTGGACAGCTTCCAAGCCCGCTCCATCTTCTTGCGCGGAGATTCATTGGTCCCGAACACCGAATCGAGGGTGAACTCGGTCAGCAGGACTCCCGAGCCGGGACCGATCGGCCCGGCCTTCTGGGCAGGCTCAGCGATCACAGGCCGTACGACAGGCCGAGGTGGAACGTAGATGCTCATTCGGTCGTTTCAGCAGAAGTGCGACGATCGGTCAGCCACCAGGACAGGCCGAAGTAGCCAGCCGCCACCAGTAGCGCAGCCGGAGCCCAGATCAACGCGGCCCCGGTGACAGACAACACGAAGGCCACGTCGAGCTGATTGACGACGGGGGGGGTCATTGTGCGTGCACCGTGCACCGTGTACCATGCACCGTATGGCTACTCAGAAGCGCCGCATCGTGTACCTGTCCGATGACGACTGGGAGGAGATAAAGGAGCTGGCCCGCGGGATGTCGATGTCTATCAGTGGGTATCTGCGAGCCATGATCTCCGGCTCGCTCGATCAGCCCCATGTCCGACCAAAAATGACGTTGACTCTGACGCAGACAGAGCGCGACGCCATCCTGCGCAAGATCAACAAGGGAGAGTGAGGTGGATGACCTGACGACGCTCCTGCTGTACGGCACAGATGACGAGATACGTGCTGCAGCCGATGATCCGAACCGACCGAAGATCTCGGCTGCCGAGTTCCAAGAGCGACTCGTGGCACTAGTGAAGGCGTTCGGGTTGACGATCGACGAGGCAGCGGAGGCGTTCCGACCTCCGCAAAGCTGACTACTCACCGCTCGCCTCGTGTGTAGTCGCGGGTCACAGGCATGCGCAGGTTCGATAAACTAACGGGCACACGCATCTAGGCCACCGCTCCTGCTCGCTCGCCGGCCAGCCCCGCCCACGGATTGCCATCGTCAATCATCAGCTCGGTCAACGCCCAGACCAGGGCATCCATCCGGTCAGGGGACTTCTCTCCGGGGACCCACTGGCACATCTGGTCCTCGAGCAACTCGAACGCGCCGACGTGGTGGACCTTCCCCTGCTCGTAAAACGAGGCGATTGGTTCAGCGCGGGTCTGCTTGCCCCGGGATGCCGTAACGGCCTTGTACGAGACCGTGGGATCGATGGAGCGCAGAACCTGTCCGACCATCTCGCCGCCGTTGTTCGTCTCCGCGATGATCCGATCAGCCTTCAGCTCGTGGTACAGCGCGATGGCATCGCTGGCCCACTTGTTGGGCGAGGCCCGGAGGCTCTTGTCAGTTAGCACGAAGGCGTGACCCTGCCAGTTGAGCCCAGCCGCGACGATCCCGCATTCGTCGGCTGATTCCGTGGAGGTAGCGGAAGGGTCGATCGCCACGACGATCCGGGTCAGGTCTGGCTTGGACCCGATGCGCAGCAGTTCGATCGTCTCCCGGCGCCAAAGTGCCCCCTGCACGTCCTCGATCATCTCGGCGTTGAGCTCCTGCCGACCGAGGGTGGTACCACCGTAGCGTGCGTACAGGGCGTCCCGTCGTGCCTGGGGGAGAGCCGGATTGTCGGCCGTGGCGGCGCGCGACACGACCGTGGTCGGTCGGCTCAGCATCTCCTTGAGCTTCGGCCGCCGCTTCGGAGTCGTGGTGATGATCCAGCGAGGGTTCGGCCCGAGCCGTAGCCCGAACTCGATCATGTCCACGGCCTCGTCGAGCTTTCGCCACGCAGCGAACTCGTCCGCCCAGACAAGACAGTGCTGCGGGCCACGGAAACGCTCCACGTCCTCCGGTGCGAAGGCTCCGTAGAGCTCG